GATGTAGTCCAGTTATTAGAATTACCATTTTCGAAATTGCCATTAATAACCAAGTTCCCTGTCTGCTCAGCAAACAGGGTTATAGGAAAACAAATGAATATAAATAAGTATCTCATTGTCTTGTTGGTGCATCAATCTTTATTTCATTATTTCCATAAACTTCCATAGTGCCTAATGTGACAGAATGTGTTGCACAAGATGAAACGAAAAGAGCCGATATCAATAAAATGGTCGTTCCATATCTTCGTTTTTGTTCATTCTTTTTATTTTTTGTGGGTAATAATACAGATAGATTAATCATATCGTTATTGATTCCATGTCATACTTTGTTTTTTTGTAGTATTCTTCAATTCAATTTTTCTTTTTTCAAGCCATCTTGCTTTTGCTTTATCGCCAATTAATCCATCAACAGGACAAGGTGTTCCAGCATTCATCATGGCTTTCCAAATATTTTCATCTTGACAGGCAAGACTAATACTCGCCACTTTCATACCTAAACGATATAGCATATTGACCGATTTTCTTCGTTGACAATCTAAGTCCAAATGGTAAGAGCCAAAACTTCCTGAGAATCCAATAAGTGTTACTCCAGCAGTTAGAGGAACGACACAACTATCCTGACCATAAACACTCATGCTTGGTGCTGATGCACTATTGACTGCTGTTTTTTGATTCGTAGAATTATTAGTTTCGTTATTAGTCGTGCTATTGCTAGAACTACCTGATTGATATGTCGTACTCTGTTCATAGCCACCAGTTATGGCAGTATTTGACCCAGCATTATTGGATTGAGAATTTGTGGTTGAGCCACTTGATGTGACATCAGCTAAAGCATCAGATATTCCATAAGCCAATATCATAAAAAATAAAACGAGTAGACACTCTTTATAGAAAGTAGACATTATTCTCATCTCCTTACCAAACTACCACCAAAATATAATCCTACGATGCTAGAAACGACATGTGTATCTAATGGAGTTATTACTAGACCAGTCATTGGTTTCCATTGAGTTATGTCAGTAGAACTAGCAAATATCCACCACCCTTGCATAACTGACTCAGTATAGCCAACGAATATAGGCATATCAGGGTTAATAAATGGAGCTAATTTAGGCAGTACAAGGATAGCAACTACACATATCAGTGCTATCCATCTCCGAGTATTTTTAGTAAATGGGTCATCAACTGCTCTTGCTTTGTCGAATTGTTTAGATTGGAAATCTGCTCGTTGCATGAGCATTTTTTGTTCATCTGCTTTATCTTTAGACTTCTGTGCCATAATTGATAAGACACCACCGAGAACTGTAGATACTAGCATTGATATTAATTCTATTGGAAACATAATATTCTCACATAGTTTATATCATCAATCTAACAGAAAAAAAGACATAAAAAAAGAGTCACTAGGCAAACGAGTGGGAAAACCAAGTGACTCTCATTAGGATAGGTTTATGTTTAACTACTAACCTAATACAAATATCCAAAATATTGAAATTACTGACATGACTATTATTGCTTGTGCAATATCAGGTATTGAATCCCATATTTCGTTGAACTTATCTATCATTGTTTTCCTCCTGTTTAATTACATCACCATATTCATCAATTTTTTCTTTCTTATTATCACCATATTCATTATAGATTACTTCTCCATCTTTCGTGAATATCTCTTTGAATATCTCATCAACTATCTCGCAATATGCTCTTTGACTTTTTGAATATTTTCCTATGTCAATAGTCTTGACTATATCTTTAAATTTTATTACATCATCTAAGAACACTTGGCTATCCTCGTAGTATTCATCACATTCTCTTTGCATTTACCCACCTCTTTATTTTTACTTACATTTTGAAAGTGCTTTAATGTTGCACAATTCATTTGATGTTCTAAAAGAGTTATCTCTTTATCTCCATTATTATATCTTTTTATATTGTTTTCCAAATAGTTTATTATCTTTTCTATGTTCATTTTTAATTTTCCTTTTCTTATAAAGGTCGGTATTAAATAATCTTTATTCATAATCTTCCACCATTTCCTTTGCTTGTTTTTTTGTTAATTGATATTTATTTTTAATGTTATCTAGCAACTTTTTTTCAGAAAGTCTATTTCTAAACTTTTCTATGTATTCTAAAGTGCTAAAATATTTCTCGTTGTATGTTTTACTCACTTTTAAAATCTCTAGAAAATAAATTATTATATTCTTCGACAGAAACTTTTACATCAATTAGTCCATGTTTTTCTGCTAGTTTATGAAAAGCAGACCTAGAATACTTATCGGATTTACTTCTGAACACTTCTTTATCTTTAAGAGTTATAACATAATATTTGCTCATTGTTATTTTCTCCTATGTCTATTTAGCATTACCTTTCCATACGAACATTTGTTAGAGCCTATATATATGATGTCGCCATTATCTATTTCTTTATAACAATCAGGCATTGATAGTAAAGAATAACATCTTCCCTGATGCACCTCATCAAGATGTGTTTCCCATTCAGCATCGGTGTACTCTTTGTATTTTTCACATGAAACAATTTTATCGCAACCTTTACCACTTAAGGATATTGCACCAGCATTATATTCCTTCCAGTTATGTAGAGCCTCTTTTTTGTCACGAGCAAGAATATATTCAGGCTCGTTATATTTAAAGGTTATTTTGTATTTGATTAGTTTACTCATATTTTCCTCGTTTTATTAGTTTATATAATAAGTATATATTACTTTAAGTATAAGTAAACGTATTTAATCATTTATTTTTAGGTTTCTTTTGAGCCAATAAAGGGTCTATTATACCATTATTTACATATCTTAAATGGTCATTAGATTTGGTTATAGCATCAATACTGGTACATATTTCATCAATATTATATCGGTCAAAATTATCAGATATGAGCTGATTAATAATATTTATCCCATGATAATTGGTTCTTTCTCTAACTACTTTACCAACTTCTTGCACTCTTCTTTTTAATTCTTTTTCACCAAGTCTATTTAATTTTTCTTGATATTCGTTATTATTCAATTCATTGTTGTTCATTTTTTGTATTCTCCACTAATCTTAAAATATGATTTTTAGTATATTGATTAAACACTCTTATAAAATGTTTTAATTCCATATCGCCAATCTCAATATAATCATTTTTAGAATGTGAGTATCTTTTAGTTTCTAATACATCTACTATATCGACTGGTATTTCTCTATTTTCTACAGATGACTCTATTTTTAAAATATCTCTTATTTTCATTTTATCTCCAACTATCCCCATTTATCCAGCAGACTAAAACTTTACGAGTGCCTTTGGTCACAGGTGTGACACAATGATTCATAAAACTTGTGAATGCTACTAATTCATTATCTTTGTTTTTTATAACTACTTCTTCACCACCACTCATTATTTTCAATTCTCCACCCTCGAAATCATCATCTAATATCCAAGAGATTGAGATTTTCCTAGTAGAGCCAAGCTCACAGTTTATGTCAGTATGAGTTTTATAAAAATCTCCAACAGCATATTCTAAGTATTGAATATCTTGTATAGCCGATATTCTATAATTAAATATTTTATTTAACTCAACTGCAAAGACATGAAACAAACCACCAATCTTTGAGTCCAAAGGTATTCTCCACATCTTAACTTTCCGAGTCAATTTATCATCAACTCCAAAATTAACTTTGGCATCTTGTGGAACTCCGACACCACTGGATAATTCTACTCTAGCTGAAACTAAGTCAGCACGACTCACAGGAAGTTTGACAACACCATAGTTTGGTATCTTATCCATATCAGGATTACCATGTGATTGAAAGAAACTACTTTTTAGAATTGTTAAAGACATATTAACTCCTTGATTTCGCTGATAGATGTGTCCAAAGTTTTTACCGAGAGTTTATCACATCTACCAGCTTGATGATGAGCACCAAATGTCATTATGAGGAAAACATTAGAAAGGTGTGCCATCATCTTTTTCTCTTATCTCTAATCCATAGTATGATTCATTATCATATACATTCAAAGTTTTATCTTTGCCATCTATATTAATAAATCCAGTTTTGACTGTCTTAGAGTCAGGACTTTTTGGGTCGAATAAACAACCCACCTCTGCATATACAGTAAAATATTCTGTTCCTTTGGAAGATAATGCCTTTGTGACAATTACTTTTTTCGGAAATCTGTCAGGTATTCTACTACCATCTTCATTGGTGTATGGTTTACTATCTTTAAGACTTCCTTTCTTAAATAACTCTAAACCATCAGGGTCAGATAATGAGCCTTTACAGTATAAACTATCTAAGTCCATTTCTTCTTTAGGTGTTTGATTATCTGATTCAGCTAGTTCATTTGCAATATCAGTTCTATCCCATTCACTCATTTTACCACCTCTAGATTTTCATCTTCTAAAATAGACACAGTTTGATATTTTCTTGTTGGGTTGCAATCTCTTTGCAAGTCCACCATCTTATGTGCCTGTTCTTCTGTATCAAATGGTTTACTACCTACCAAATAATAACTGCCATTAAGTTTTTCTATTACTAGATATTTCATATTATCTCCTAAAATTTATTTGTTTGATTATTATTTGTTGGCTTAACAGGACTTGCTACATTCCCATCATCATCATCTGAAATAATACTTCCGAACCCAAATAACATATGTAAAGAATATCTTTTAGCATATGTGACTGTAGAGGCGAATGCCTGTGGATTTTCTTTATTATTTACAAATAAAGGGTATTTACATTGTAAAGTTTCAGTATCATTTATATGTCTTACCACAGTATGTAAATACTGCTGACTATCTTCGCAAATAACACTTTGTGTGAATATTAGACCAAATTTCAAACCCTCATTAGCACATTCAATAGCATCTTCTAATGTAGAGTATGGAGTACCTTTAGGATTTTCTTCTGATTTAAACCGACTATTTCTACCAGTAGCATCTGATTTTAGTTTTAATTGCTGATATTCATGCATAGCAGTAATTAAACCAAGCTCATTATTTTCTTTTCTTTTTTCCTCATTATGAGTTTTTAAGTGTTTACTTTCCATTATATTTCCTCATTATCATTGTTTAATATTACAACTATATACTAAAAATATATATAAATATAGTATTATTTATCTATTTTTATATTATTTCTTTTTAAAGTATCTTTGACAGAATCTTTTACAAGTTTCTTTTTTAATGCTTTTTCAAATTTAGGACTCATGCCACTAAATATAAAATGTTCATCAACAAGTTCTCCGATTCTTTTCTTGATACCCTTAACATTTTTATTATCTTTTTTTACTTTTATTTCTTTCATTTTCTTTTTCTCCTATAAGTTTATTTAGATACCAAAGTGCTTTTTTCAAATCTTCAATACCATTCTTTTGTTTATACCTAGAAAGATATTTGACTATATTTCCCTCTAGATAATTCATTTGTTGGTCAAGTATAAATTCAATTACTTCTATCTTGCCTTGTTTGTAGTGTTTTGGATTTATATTATCTTTCAAAATACGCACCACTCTTGAAATGTAGGCATAAACTTCTTAACATCTCGCCTTATCATTTGTGAGCCACCTGTTTCATCAGCATTTATCAATACAATATTTTCTATGTTCTCATCAAACATTTCATTATACATAACTGCATAGGCACATAATTGCACACCATAATTGTCTTTTATGCTTTGCTTGGGTTTATTAGAAGTCTTAAAATCTATTACAGCTAAATATCCCTCATCATGATTGTATCCTTTAATTTTAGCAATACAGTCTACACGACCATGAATTTTATATGTGTCTGAATAAAGTTCGGTTTCTATGAAAACAATATCATCAATCATTTCTAGATAGCCAAGCATATTCATAAATAATCCATTTGCTAAAACACTATCGCATCTGTGTGATGTCGGCATTGCATTTTCATCACCACTATAAAGGTGTTTATATTCAGTTGTAAAATATTCTTGTATCATTGAGTGTACTTTTAAACCTCTTTCAGCACATCTATTTGATTCAAAGTCAGCTACATCTTCGCCAAGTTCTTTTCTCCATTTTTCTAGACTACGATTAGGTCTAGCATTTATTATGCTAGTAATACTTTGATAACCGAGATTCTTTTTTTTAAGTATCTCGGCACTTGCTATAGTTTTCCATTTTTCTTGTTTAGTCATAGAACACTACCACCATTTAGAATATCCTCGATAGTATGTTTGTTGCTTTCGAAATACATATCTCTTTCTATAGGTAAACCTAGCTGACCCTTGAAATCTTTGAGTTCATTAAGGTCAATATAACCAGCCTCTCTTTCGTGTAATTGTGCAACACCAAAAGCTATATTCGTTTCAGGGTCTAACTCGGTGAGCCACCAAGTGCCAATACCAGTAGGATTAAATAATTTAACCACTACTTTGGAATCTACACTTCTAGGGTTTTCAGCATTCCATTCTTTTTTATGAGCTATGTGATTTTGTATTAATTTATCTCTTTGTGATTTTAATAATAATTTCATGACATTTCTCCTATGTAGATATATGTAGTGAAAGTTTTACCATTAATTGTTGTATCTTTAGATTCAATTTCAAAATGACATCTGAGATTGAATATAATTGCCGATAATCTTGTGATTCTATATTTAGTGATAGCCTCCCAAGATGTGATTGCTTTGTTTTTTAATAAATGTACTAACACTATTTCAGATTGAATCTTAGGGTTAGCAATATTATAACCATTTAGAAATTTATCTTTTTTCATAATATTTTCCTCGTTTAAGTTAATATGAATATAATATTATACTTAGAATATTAATAAGTAAAGTATTAAAATACTTTTTTTATATTTACTTTTAATATAAAATAACCGATAATGGCTTAACAAACATGGAGATAAATTAAATGAATTTTAAAGAATACCTTAAAAATCAATCACTTAGCGTTAGCAAGGTAGCAAAAGTATTAGATGTTCCTGAGGTCACAGTCAATTCTTGGAAGTATGGTCAGAAGATTCCTACAAAAAAAAACATGGAAAAAATTGTTGAGTTTACTAATAGTGAAGTTCAACCAAATGATTTTTATCAATGAGTTTTTCAGCATTATCATGGGCGACTAAACAGAAAACAAAATGTGGTGGTAGTAAATTATTATTGCTTATGCTTTCTAATTATGCTGATGATGAAAATAAATGTTATCCGAGCTTGAGTCATTTAGCAACAATATGTTGTTGTTCTGAGAGTAGTGTTCAAAGATACATAAAAAAACTCGTTAATTCTAAATTGATAAAAGTTTTTAAAACAGGAAAAGGCATCAGAAAAAATAACAATTATATTATTCAATGCCCTAAAAATGATATAGTCAATATGACTGGTAATACTAATATAACAAATAATAAAAAATTTGTTAGACAAAAAACTAGAAATAAAAATTTCATTGCTGGATAATACTTTATTTATATATATTTTTAGTATATAGTTGTATTAATTAATAAAACGAGGATAAAACAATGAAAAGAGTGTTCACTATATTAAAAACTAGAGAAGTCACTAGATTCGAAAGAATAACTGCTGATTCAATAGAAGAGGCTATCGAAATAGTAGATAAAAAAATCAAAGATGAGGGTTTCGATGTACCTTGTGATTGGAGATATAATGGTAGCGATGGCACTTATAATATGAGCAATAATCCTAATGGCGATTGATTCTAAAATAGATGGTATTCATACTGCCAAAAGTTTGTATGATGGTTTATGGGAACTGTATGAGGGTAAAACTTGCAAGAGATACTCAACAGGGTTTAAAGATTTAGACCCTATCATGCAGTTAGTGAAACCAAGTTTTATATTGATGACTGGAACTCCAAACTGTGGCAAGTCTAGTTTGACATTTGACATTATTATGAGAACTGCTAAAGAGCATGGGTTTAAATATATGATATTTTCGCCTGAACATTCTTTAGCAGTCAATCTGAAAAGACTTGTAGAAAAGTTTGTTCATAAACCATTTGATAATATGTTTACTAACAGATGCACCATTGATGAAGTTCAAGAGGCAGTAGCATTTATTAATGAACATTTTTATTTCATAGATAAAAAAGGAGATTCTCCTGATATTGATTGGATTTTAGAACGAGCTAGATTCTGTGTAGAAAATTTTAAAATAGATGGTATCGTTACTGACCCATATAACGAAATTAATCCAGCTAGAGTTAACCTAAGAGAAGATGAACACATATCGGTGCTTATCTCTAAGATTAAAAGATTCAACAGGGAAACCAACACGATTACTTTTATGGTTGCACACCCAACAAAACAAATAAGGAATGCTGATGGTTTGTTTGAAGTAAAATCTTTGTATGATGTGAGTGGTTCATCACATTGGAATAATAAAGCAGACATCGGAGTCATAGTTACTAGAGATTTTGAGAGAGGTCAGACTAAAGTCAGAGTAGCTAAAGTTAGAGAAGTAGATGTTCAAGGGAACATAGGCGAAATAACACTTCGTTGGAATAATGATACAAAGTGTTATGATTCATTAATAGAAAATAAATTTTAGGAGTCAATATGAAAGTAGTAGAAAAAAATGTAGCTGACATCATACCAGCTAATTACAATCCAAGAGAAATTACGAAGAAACAGTTCGCTGAAATCAAAGAAAGTGTTGATAAATTCGGTCTTGTAGACCCATTGATAGTCAATATACACCCAAACAGGAAAAACATATTGGTTGGTGGTCATCAAAGATTACAAGTTATTATTGATATGGGTTTAAAAACAGCGCCATGTGTAGAAGTCAATCTTGATGAAAAACAAGAAAAAGAATTAAACATAAGACTCAATAAAAATCAAGGTCAATGGAATTTTGATAATCTAGCAAACTTCTTTGATGTTGATAACTTGGTTGATTGGGGATTTGAATCAAAAGAATTAAATTTTTCTAATGTTGCAGAGTTAAACGAAACCATGAGTGCTGTTGATAACGAGTTTACAGGCGAGGGTGATGATTTTTTGCCATCACAAGTGAGAATGATTCAATTATTCCTGAACTCAGAAACAGAGCCAGTATTTAGAACACAAATAGAAAAATTAAAACAGGTTTATAATTCCGAGAATATAACAGATGCAGTTATGACAGCAATCAAGAACGAATATGAAAGTAATAACAGTTAAAGAACAAAAAACTGAAGATGAACTTAATGAAATTAAAGGCACATATCTTAATGAATCTTACATAAAATATCCTATTCCTAAAGAGAACACTACATTCAAAAATGAAGATGGCGATATTGTTGCAGTTTATTTGAACAAAATTGTTCCATTTGAACATTGTAAAAAAGCATTTCCTTTTTTGAGGAAAGCATCATTAAGAGAGTCAAACAACAGAGGAATGGCATCAGGTCGTACTGATGAAATAAAAGTCGGCATGAAGATTGATGGTTTGTATGTTGGGAAAGTTTTAAGTGGTGGTAGGTTTATACCTCTAAAAAAAGATGGAACTTTATCTAATTCTCCTAAAGCAATGGCAGTTAATTCATCTGTTATAGGTTATATGGACAGATATGCTAGGATTCCATATTGTAGAATGACAGAGTTTAGCCAAAGATTTTTTAACGAATACAAACAAACTTTGCCATACATCAGGTACATCTCAAAACTTTATGAAAAATTTGTTCCTGAAAAATACAAACTGCAAAAAGCATATTGGCAAAGAATACATAAAGATTTCAAAATTGATAACACTGCATTCACTACTGTTACTTTAAATAACAATTTTAGAACTGCTTGTCATACTGACAAAGGAGATTATAAAGATGGGATAGGTAATTTAGCAGTATTAGAAAAAGGCAAATATGATGGTGCTTACACAGTTATCCCAAAATATGGTATTGGTTTAGATGTTAGGAATACTGATGTTGGATTCTTTGATGTTCATGAGATTCATGGAAACACCGAGTTAGTTAAACATGGTGCTTGTGAAAGAATATCGGCAGTATGTTATATCAGGGAAAAAATGATTAAGTGTGGCAGTGCCAAAGAAGAATTAAAAATAGCATTAGAGAGGAACGAATGAATTTTAGAATAGCGATACCAAGTTGTAGTAGAGCAGAAACATTATTAAATAAAACTATTAAATATTTATCTACTACTAATATTGATTTTAAAAATGTTGATGTTTTTTTAAGTAGAGCAGATGAGCTTAAAGAATATACTGAAAAATTAAAAGATTATCCTGTCAATATTATTGTTGCTAACAACAACAGCATAAATGCTCAAAGAAATTTTATGGTAGATTATTATCCTGTTGGTCAGTTTGTTATGGGTATTGATGATGATATCATGAGTCTTGAAAGCAAAATGAATGATAAAAAAACTTTTCCTGTAACTGATTTGGTAGGTTTAGGAGAACAAGCATTTGCTCTTTGTACTGAACACAAACTAGACTTGTGGGGCATAAATGCATCTTTTAATCCATTTTTTATGAAAACCACCATTAGTTTCAATCTAAAATTCGTAATTGCTTGTTTTTATGGTTGGGTAAATCGACATGAAGATAAAGCATATGTTTTGAACGAAAGATATCACACGAAAGAAGATTATGAGAGAACTATCAAATATTATATGAAAGATGGTGGCATAATTAGGTTCAATTATTTAGCACCTAAAACGAAGATATATACAGAAAAAGGTGGGATTCAAGAATATAGAACACCTGATTCAGAACAATTATCTGCTGATTATATGCTCAAAAAATATCCTATGTTTTGTAAAATCAATAATGCTAGGAAAGGCAAGTTTGCACAAATCAGATTAATTGACCAAAGAAAAAAATTAAAAAGATGATAAAAGTTTTTTGACAACAATCAGTCTTTTAACACAGTTGTCATATTGAACTTTCCTTTCTCCCTCAATGTATCCATAACTACCTTTATCAAACAGATTGATTTCGCACTCAAGGTTTTTCTTTTCACAATTTAATTCCCATTTAGTTATTTTCATATTCTTCTAATTCAACCTCAATCTGTTCATATGTTTCTTGCCATTTATCTAGCCATTTTGCTTGTTCTTCAGTTAGTGTATCGTTCCAATATCTATTAGCCTCGAACTCAACATCTTCAAGATTAGGGTTATCAGCTATATAATTAACATAATCCATATTATGTTTATTCATCAATTTTTCTACTTTTTCTAACATATTATTATCCTCTATTAAGTTTATACTTATAGTATACTATACTTATAGTACAAGTAAAGCATTTTAATCAAAAAAGTTGCTTTTTTTTTATTTTTACTCTATAAAAAGAGTATATATGCCAAAAATAGTAAAAAAAACTAAAGAAATAAGCGAAATGGTCAAGAGATTGTCAGGAATAGGTATAACTCATGACATGATTTGCTCTATTGCTAATATATCTAAACCCACACTCTACAAGTATTATGATGAAGAAATTAGGGTAGGAAAAGCACAATCTACTGCCACGATTGCCAATAATCTCTATCGTATGGCAACAGGAGAGGGCAAAGAGGCACTTACAGCATCTATTTTTTGGCTTAAAACACAGGCTGGTTGGAAAGAAACAGATGTTGTGGAGATAAACAATGTATCAGATGAAAAAGAACGATTTGAAAGATTGCTCAAATCAGTTCGACAAACTAAATCCATTAAATCAGATAGCAACGAATCTACTCATTGATTGGTACGATAAAGCAAGACCAACACAATTAGTAGAGGATAATGATAAATATAATATACATTTATTCCTCGCTGGTCGTGGTTGGGGCAAAACTTTAACAGGTGCATATGACATTGTTGAATATTGTTTAACGAATGATAATGTTGTTTGTGGTGTAGTTGCTCCCACATATGGCGACTTAAAAAGAGTTGTATTCGCTGGAGATTCAGGGTTTATTAATATAATCGATAAAAGATTATTGAGTAGCACAGGTTATAATAAATCAGCCAATGAGATACATTTTTATAATGGCTCACGAATAGTTGGCTTTCCAGCGATAGAGCCTGACAGATTAAGAGGAGTTCAGTTCCATAGAGTATGGTGTGATGAGTTAGCCTCTTGGAGATATTCAGAAACTTTCGATAACTTAATGATGGCATTAAGATTAGGACAGAATCCTAAATGTATTATTACAACAACACCTAGACCAACAAAGATTATAAAAACTCTAGCCAAAAGAAGTGATACCAAACTAATAACTGGCTCAACATTCGAGAACATTGATAATCTAGCTGAATCATCTGTACAAATGTTAAAAGAAAGATATGAGGGAACTCGTATCGGTAGGCAAGAACTTTATGCTGAAATACTAGAAGATGTTGAGGGTGCTTTATTTAATTATAAAAACATAGAAGAAAACAGAATTACCAATCATCCTATCGACTTACAAAGAATCGTTGTCGCTATTGACCCAGCAGTCACAAGTAATGAAAACTCTGATGAAACAGGCATGATAGTTGCTGGTCGTGATATTAATAATCATTACTACATATTACATGATGCTAGTCAAATAAGTTCTCCTGATGAATGGGTTAAGAAAGCCATATCACTTTATAAACAATATGAATGTGATAGGATTGTAGCAGAGGTAAATAATGGTGGCGATTTGATTGAAAGACTATTAAGAACACAAAATCAATCAATTCCTTATACAAGTGTAAGAGCGAGTAGAGGAAAAATGATAAGAGCCGAGCCGATATCAGCACTTTATGAGCAGAATCGAGTTCATCATGTAGGAGTTTTTAAAGATTTAGAGGAACAAATGTGTCAGTTTACAGGAAATGGGGTACAATATCATGATGACAGGGTTGATGCTTTAGTTTGGGCGATAACCTCACTACAAAATAGTGGTAAAGCAGTGTTCAATATAAGTTAGGAGTTAGTATGGGCATATTTGATAAATTTTTTAAAGGTAGTATTCAAAAAAAAGAATC